ATGCGCCCACCTATATATTCAGCAACACCAACGACATGGGTCGATGCCCAAATGGCGATTCATCCGTCAGATGCCGTGAACAGTGCCCTCTTTCTTGGCGCGATGCTCAAGATAGCTGCCGACTGGCCAGACAAGTCGGTAGTGGAGAATCTGATGATGAATCAACTCAATCTGTACTTCGTCGCCAATACTATGGATCTTGGCGGAATCCCTGTAGAAAACGACCTGGTTGAGGCTATGCTCAGCGCCATCTCATGAGCAAATGCCCACACCTAGATGAACCACGATTCATAGCCCTGGTCGATAAAATGGTCGAGCGGTACGAACAGAAGCGTGCTGCGGGTGAGGATCGGATCGAAATGAGACTTCAGGCAGGCGCCGGCGAGGCTTACAGCAGCTGGCCGGCGATGTATCTGGAGGAGATTTTAACGGCGAAGGGATATCGGGTGAATGTCCGGAGCTGGACCGGCGCTGGGTTTACTTCTGAGATTGAGGTCGAGACGGAGTAGGTGCCCTACTCTTGAGGATCGATCGGCAGGTAGTTTGCAAACTCAATGGCGTTGATCTGGTCGATCGCGTCCACAGCCGCCAGATCTACATCGGCCAGGGCGCGCATGGCGGCCTGTTTGGCGGCAAAACGGATGCGGTATTCAGCCCCCACGGCAGCCGCCACCGCTTTGCCTTCGGCCAGGGTTAGGGTGTGCGGGTCGTTGTTGATATCGAACAGGGTCACTGTTGTTGCGCCGTCGAACTCCTGCAGCTGGACCTCGCCATTGATCGCCATGGCGGAGTCAAAACCTCCATTCCAGATAGTACCATCAGCCAGCGTGACCGGTTCGCGGTAGCTGATTTCAGCATCATATCGAACAGTTGATTGCTGACGAGATAGAACCCGCTCAGGCGTCAGTGCAACAGGATCTGGAGCAACTTGAGTCCACGGTCCGTCAGGCCAGTTTTCAGGATGCGCCTTCGGTATTGATGCACCAAGGTGTTTTGTAATTTCTCTGTGTGTACCGGCAAACGTGCCGTTTGTGTATTTCATTCAATGTTCTCGTTATTCATTTGGGAAAGTAGATGTTGGCAACGTAAAGGAATCCGTATAACGAGCAACGCCAATAGTCAGCCTGAAATCGTCTACCCAGCCTGAATAAAAACTAGTAGGGCCACTCGTTGGCGTATCTATTGATCCTATAGAAAATTGAGCCGATACGTCATTTAGTGTGGAGTTTGCCCCTCCTTGAACCCCGTCTAATGTGCCATTAATAAAGCAACGGAGTACTCCAGACTCTCGTGTAACAGCGACATGTTGAAAAGCTGTTGTTGACAGCGTACCTGATGAGGATACTGTATAGATGGTAGTAGTACCTCCGCGCAAAACAGCCTCAAGCTGTCCTACTGTATTTATGCGCAGCTGTAACGCAATTGCCGAAGATGAAGAGTCACTCTGTCTTGAAGCTATTACCCTATATGTTCCGATCACGGCACTGGGCTTAATCCAGCACTCAATAGTAAAATCACTAGTGCCGATATTATAAGCACTTGATGCGCTACTAAGGACATTAGAAGCTCCATCGAAGTACCCAGAAGCTCCTCCGAATTTACTTTCATCGGTGTCTATCTGCGCGGAGCCAATCGCCACCCACGATCCGCCGATTTCATCGGCGAACATAGTGCTTGTATTAGCCCCATCCATATGAAGAAGCGCAGCAACGTTCGCAAAGTATGGATCCCCGCTACCATCACCGCCACCGCCAGCTAAACCTGCCGCTGCCCGTGCCATGTTATGAAACATTAACTCCAGCCCCCGCAGTCGAACCCAACGACCTCGTCGCCGTCGTGTGTGAACTCCAGATAGTGCGTCGCCTTCAGCTCAGGGGTGGTGCCGTTTGACCAGTGCCCAAGCCCCGTGTAACCCAATGCGTAGGTGTCGCCACCGATGACCTTGTACGACACAGATTGCCCAGCGCCCAAATCAGTAAGGTCCAGCGTCGTGTTCGCCGCTAGCGTTAGTTTCTGTTTCCCGCCTGTACCTCGGTCAAGAGTCGCACCTGAAGCAGCATTAATGGTCTCCGCGAACTCAGTGATAGTGCCATCGACCAGCGTTCCTCCAGATGTTGTCATTAGCCCTGACACATCGGGAATGCTGTCCAGCGTCGAAGCGGTGACAACAAGCCTCATGATGTCGCCCACTTCCCAATCAAGCGCGATCGTTCCGTCGACGCCCCGGGTGACCGTGCCATCATAGGCCCAGTCGATAAGCTCAGCTCTAGTCATCACGACTTTGCCGTTAACCGTTTCTTCACGGCACACAAGAAAACGATAAAAATCACCAGAGGCAAGCGCATCTGGTGCCGTGCCGACAGAGATGGCTGAATCTGCTGCCAGCACGGGCGCCGTTATAAGCGTCGAATAAAAATCCATTCCATACTTACGCGCCATTTACATAACCCCCTGTTGAGCCTGCCGGCAAAATTTCAGTGCGAATACCGTTCTCGTCATATTTACCACCCGCGTTAATTCCAGTCGGGTCGTAAATGATGTACCCCTTATCCGCTGTCGCGCACATCGTTCTTTCTTCACCTGAGTTGTTGCAGATGGTGATGCACTCGTTGCAGGCTTTTGCTGCGGCAGATGCATCTGTGTCGCAGGAGCTGGCGGTAATACAGCCATTCATCACGGTGTATTCGGTGAGGTCATCAGCCTCCCAAGCGTCACCGATAGTAGTGGGCGCTTCGACCACCTGGCAGTAATCCTCGGTCGATGCGCCGCACGCAATCTTTGATACATTTCGCGCCTGGTCAACCGGAGTTCCGTTTACTAACTGGTGCACGATTATTCCTACATCTCCAGCGCCTTCAGGAATTCCACTGGTAATGGTGTAGCCGTTATATGTAAAAGTATTGCTGCCAACGGTGTACGGGTACGCATCCGCCGCCGTCAGTTCGATGGTTTCATGCAGGGTCGCGGCCGGTACTGAGGGCGCATACACCAGGTTTGCGGAGAAGTAATAACCCTGTTCCCACGTCTCATCGACATACTCGTTTTTACACGTCTCGATCTGGGTAAACCCCGCCGGGCTGAAGTTAATCGCCGCACCGTTCGGATCACTGCAAAGATGCCACTCCTCATCCGCACACAGTCCGCCGCCCATGTCCGTTGGAGCATCGCCTTCGATGCTCTGGCATTCCTTTTCGAAAGGGGATTCGGTGCCGTCGAGGTCGCCTGAGCAGCAGTCCTTATACTGCTCTTCGTCGGCTGCACCACCGATCTGCAGGTACAGGCCGTCAATGCCGCCGCGGTTACGAATCAGGCGAAGTAGGCCGCGGATCTCTGGGTCGTCTTTTGCCATGCGCTGGATAGCTTTTTTGATGCGCGCGTCAGCGAGTGCCATTTAAAATCCGTTCACCAGGGTGATGTTGTTGATTTCCAGCGGGAGATCACAGGAGGTCGTAGCGATCGCCGGCATCAGTTCGTCGGTATAGTCGGGCGGTATCTCAGCGACGTTGATATCGAACGCCCTGACCTCGCTGTCTGGGTTGTATTCGGCTGTGCTGATCAGTTCGATATTGGCCTCGGGGTACCCGGGTGCCACCGGCGCTGCCCAGTTTTCAGCAGGGGCTGCCACGCCGGTATCCATGTAGCTGATCGCCATCCTGATATTCGTGCGGCGGATGCCGTCGCCGATGGTGTATTCAACCCCGGTGCACTGGCCGGTCGAGTCGACGATGCGGTTGTCGTGCCGGATGATGTTGCCGAGGTCCACGGGGATAATGCTGTGCACCGTGGCGCCGACTTCGCTCTGCCGGTGCGCCTCGATCAGCTGTTTTTTGCCGATCCGGTAGGCAGCCTCGAAAGCCCTGGCGAGATCGGTGCGGCGGTTATCGGCTGCAGACTGGTAGGCGGCCTGGCTGGCGGCGGCGTCGAATTTGCCGAGCTCTCTGTACTCATCTTCCCAGAGCGCTTGATCGTACTCGGTATCGATGGAGTAGTTGGCCTCGCTGCCGTCGATTACCTTGCCGTAGGCATCCACCGACTGAGGCGCGGTGATGATGATCTTATAAGACTCGGTCACCGGCTGAGCCACGCGGCGCACGATGCTGGACTTGAAGCCCTGGCACCAGGTATCGGCAGAGGTCATCAGGTTGTCGAAGACAAACCCACCATTGCCCGCGCGCTCCAGCGGATAGATAGAGAAGCTGACCGTCTCCCACGGGTCGAACGACTGGGCCTTGTCTATCATCAGATCGCGGCGGAATGCCTTGTAGTCGATGATGTCACGGGGGCCAAACTGGGTAGAGAATTGCCCGGTCACCAGGTTGCGCTCTTTGTAGACGTCAACCTCGCTGGAGAAGGTGCGCAGCAGTGAGTAGCGATAATCCAGGTTGATCGTAACGCGGTTGATGACGGTGCTGCGGGTCTGGAATTCCGTTGTTGGGTCTTCGTAGGCCACCTCAGCGTTTGTCAGGGTGAGGTCTACCGGCTTGCCAGCAACCCCCCAGGTGTAGAACCGAAGATTGCCGGCACGGTCGTAGCCGATGGAACCGGGCACGGTCTTCATCACTTCGGTGACGTACTCGCGGCCGGTGGCGTCTTCGACTTGGGTGGCCGGGCTGTAGATGCCTCCGGTCAGCGCCAGGATCTGGCCGCCATCTTCGTCGCCCAGCTGCTCGTCACGCAGATTGGTGCAGGTGAAATCTATGCCGCGCTTGGTGCGGTTGTGGCGGGCAGTCTCAATCCAGCCGGTGAATAGCGGGAACACCTCTGAGGCGGCATCGCGCGGATCGGCGTGCGTCGTGATGAGGATCTTTTTGCCATGGAACGCCGGGATATTGATTATCGATTCGATCTCACGAAAAACGAAAATTCGCGCCGTGGCGTTCTGATCCTCGTTATATGACGCGGAGACGTTCATCTCGGTATCGCTGGAGTAGTCGATACCGTTGATCCAGACGTAGGCGGCGGGCGGTTTCGGCGGCTGTTGGCCAGCAGTCACCACGCGCTGCTGGAATGTGATCAGATCGGCGGCGGGCTCGATCTCGCCTACCGACTGTTCGAACACGATCAGATCTTCGGCGGGCTCCACTTCACGGAACTTCACGTTCTGGTTGAACTGGATCAGGTCGGCTTCTGGGCTGATAATTCCCAGCTCGCCAGCAACAGCGCCGACGCCGATTACGCCTGAGCCGATCATGCCGCAAGCGCCACTGCTTCAGGCTTACGCAGACGCAGCTCGACCGATACGCCGGCAGACGTTACCGCATTAGTCACACGAACGTGAATCGGGATCGCATTGGATACGCCAGACAAAGGCGCTACTCCCAAGCTCAACGGCGCGCCAGCGGCAGCGCCATCCAAGCCGCCCGCCGTCAGCGCGGTTTTGATCTCCGTAGCCTCGTGGCCGCTGCCAGGGGTACTATCGACAATGGAAAGATTGACGTTGCCGCCGCCCAGCATGACCAGCTTATAAGCGCCGTTATCAGCTGGATCACGCTCGACATCGGCGAAGTAGAACACGTAATCGAGCGATCCCTCCGAGTGATCGGAGTAATGCACGGTCGACAGCACCCCGCTGAACACCTGGGTGCAGGCGGCATCGGTGTAGAGCTTAAAGGCCATTATTCGTTCTCCAATTCACCAAGCGACTCGACGGCGTTTGTGTAGGCGCTATCGACAACCTCATGCTCACTCATCGCCACCCAGTAATCGTCAGGGCATTTGGCGCCCATGATTCGCGTCTTCGCTGGCAGGAAACATCCGCACCCGATAGGCCACGGCTTGCACGTCATGGTGAATTTCACGTACTTCTTGCACTCGTTTGTCTGGCACACCTTGAGACGCGCCTGCTGAATCAGCGACTCTTCAGGCGTGAGTTTGATCAGGCTCACTTGAGCAAAAGCTCCCACGGGAGGTTTCCGAAAAGGTATCCGGTTGCAAATATCAGCCCGACTGACGCCATCATGAAGAAGCGCCAGGCCGGAAGTTTGGTGGTCATAATTCGCACCTCTCTCATGAACTTGCTAAAATTCAAGGACGTTCTCCTCATAGTTTAGGTATGGGGATGGAATGAGAAGCCCTCGGAGTCTGCCAACTCCGGGGGTTTCGTTTTTTGGGCATTAAAAAACCCGCTCAGCGGCGGGTTTCTTCACGAATTTTGGGCACAAAAAAACCCGCTTTAGGCGGGCTTCTCGTAGCGTTTACACGCATGTATTTCAGACTTACCACAATTAATAACCTTTAGTCTCAAACCGCGTCAACTTCTATTTCCCGGCGCGTGACCTAAGAGCCTGATGCAGCACGGGAAAGCATGTCGGCGAGTGTTGATGCTTGATCGAGCGGAGCAGTCACTGTTGCACTGGCAGTGTTTGCGCCATCTTTCGCAGTGATTACGAATGAGCCAAGGCTTTTAGCGCCAGCCGCACCACCAATCAACCCTTCATTTAACTTGGTGATCGACTCGTTCAACGTGATCAGTGAGTCATTGAGGATGTTTTGTGAATCCAGCATCAACTGCTGGTTTTCGCTGGATTTTGCCTCTTCCAGGTACTGGCGCATGGCGCCCATGTCGAACTCATCGGCGAGCCCGCGGCGGGCGAAGTCCTGAAACATGGTTTCCATGCGGCCCAGGTATTCGTTCGCCTGATCGGTGTTGCCGGCGTCCATGCTGTTTTGATACATGCGGGCGGCCTGCTGGAAGCCATCATTCATCTGGCGATCGCCGTAACCCAGAACCTTGTCACGGTTACCGCTGCCATCTACCGCGGCGTTGTAGCCAAGCTGGGTTTCCGTGAGTTGTTTCAGCTGTTCGTTGTAGCGCTTTGTCTCTTCAGCCAGCAGGCGCTTTTTCTCGGCCTCGGTGATCTGGGCGGCGTTGATCTCGTCGATCTGTTTTTTATGTTTCTGTTGTGCGGCGGCGGTTTCGTCGTACTCAGCGATCAGCTTTTGGTATGCCTCAGAATTAGCCTCAGGAGCGCTGGCAATGCTGTCGATATAGTTCTGACCGTCAGGTGTTGATGACGATGTTTTACCAGCATCAATACCCGCAAGTACGCTCGACTTCATATTGTTCGGCAGGTTCAGCAATGTCTGAACAGTTTCATCCAGCTTTGCATCGTACTTCTCTAACTCGGCAATTTCCTTTTCGAGCCTCAATGCATCATGGAAAGCAGTTAGGTCGACGTCAAAACCGAGCGTGCCGGCGATAGCAACCTGGCGTTTTTTAAATTCAGCATCAAACAGCTGAATCTCTTTAAACCCAATTTTAATATCGTTTACATATCGCAAAACTTCGCCAGCGCCTTTAATAACCGCCGCGAAGATGTTTACCATACCAATCGCAACACTCTGGGCTACAGCATCCATGCCACCGGCTTGCTGGATAACCTTTTCAATGTACTTGAGCACCTCATCCAGCGGCCCAGCCATATAAACGGTCAGCTTCTCGCCAAAGGCGCCGAACAGGTAATCGATGTTGGTGCGGGTATCGTTATAGGATTCAACGATGGCTGCCTGCTGCCGGGTGATCGCTGCGCCGAGTGAATCAAACTTGGCAGCGGCCGCATCCAGATCGCTGGCCAGGGTGTTAACCAGCGCAACGCCTTCAGAGTCGAACAACTTCATGGCCAGGCGCACACGATCGCCCTGGTTCTCTACCGCTTTCATCGCCTCTGCGATGGCGTAGAACTGTTGGTCCGGCGACATTCTTGCCAGGTCGGCAGCGGATAAACCGAGCTCTTTAATCGCGTCCTTGGCTTCGCCCGTTCCCTGGGCGGCTTCTGCCACGCGGCGCGTCATGCGCTGCAATGCCATGTCGGTGGTGCCCATGGCTACACCGCTCAATTCACCCTGGTACCGGAGCTGCTGCAGTGCCTGGGTAGTGACGCCCAGCTTGTCAGATGTTTTGGCCAGGCTGTCGATCACTGCGGCGTTGTCGTTCACCATGCCCAGCAGATACACCGAGGTACCCGCGGCTGCAGCACCTACCGCCGTGATGCCGATGGCAACACCTTTGGCGGTGCCTTCCATGACATCGCCCCAGCCGTTCGCCTTCTTGCGCGTTTTATCGAGCTCCGCGACGAGCTCAGCACTGTTCGCACCCAGGGTGACAACCAGGGAGGCGATGGTGGAGGTAGATGCCATGGGTGATTACCTGTTGTTGCGCTTGCGCTGCTCTTCCAGCTTGCGCTGGATATAGGCGGTTTTTTTCTGAGGGGTATCGCAGGTGCTGAACTCGATCTTGTTGCGATAGCTTTGATCGTTCTTCAACCGGTCGAGCGCCATAAACTCAGTGATATCTTCATCACTGTATTCCTGCTCAATCTGCCACACGGGTTTGCAGTGCCGGTCCGCCAGCGACACCAGGTACATGCGCAGCGGCCGGCTGATCAGTTTTTTGCGGCGGCGTCGATATCGATCAGCGGGTTCAGGCTGATGGCTGCCTGGTAGATGCGGTTCATGTCCGTCTGGTTGGCGTTTTCCAGCAGCGGCAGGTCTTCATCGGTAAAGACCTGCTCCAGGGTTTCCGGGTCAACCACGCTGACACGCACGGCAACGGCACGCAGAGAGGCAGTCGCTTTGTACTCCTCTTTGTTTTTCAGCGCTTCCGACTCTTTCAGCCGCTCCTTAGAGAGCAGCTTATCGAACTGGTCGCGCTGGCCGCTGGTCCACTGAACAACGGTGACGGTTTCGCCGTCCAGCAGTTCGCCGGCGTTTACGGTGTCGGTTTTCCGGGGTTTCTGGCAGTTGGCCAGCATGCGCTCACGCAGGGATTTCGCCATGGTTGCTTGTGTCCTTCGGGGTCTTGATGGGAAGTGAACAGAGCTTCAGCAGTCGATCAGCCGACAGCAGGCCGGCGCTTACGCCCCGGTCAGCGGCTCAAACGCGGGAATCTCCAGAGTTTTAGTTTTCATGCGCATCTCCAGCGTTGCCTTCATGTCGGCATCGACCTCGACGTTTTCAGACGGGGTGATTGGGTCGCGCTTAAAACCAACAGTCCACTGCTGTGCATATCCGTTTGGCCACATCCAGGTGAACACCCGGTCAGTAACATCATCGAATGCAGTTTTTGCCTCGGCGATCGCATCTGCGCTGGCTTTGACGAAGTAGGTCAGCGAGGCCTCGCCGGTGCGCAGGATGCCAAATCCAACGCCTTCGACGCCGCCTTTAAGAACGCTACGGTCTTTTTCGTTGCGGGTCTGCGCCGGCGGCGTAAAGCCATCGTGCTGCTCAAACTCGATGTCTTCAGTGCCCGCTTCGTTGCGGATGAAGAAGCGGGAGCCTTCTGTCGGGATAATTTCATCAGGCACGGCTGTATCTCCTGTTTTGCGTTAATAGCCACGGATGGCGTAATCAAGGGCGTATCGGTAGAGGTTGGATTCATCCTCATGCAGAGGAATATCGTTGAAGCAGTTGCCGTAGCCTTTCATCGCCTCGATGATGGCTTTGCGAATGTTGTATGCGGTCTGTTCGTTTTTGGCCCAGGCGTTGATGGTAATCACCCGGCGGGCATAGCCGGTGTAACCATCGCGCAGCGTGTTGATCGGCTGGCTGGTTGGCTGAAAGTAGGTGATCGCCGGCAGGTTGCCACGCTCTTTCAAAGTGCCTGCGTAGATATTCGCGCTGCTGACAAGCGCCAGCACACCGGCGTCTGCGCGAAGCCGGTCTTTGACGCCGCTCATGCTCATTTCTTGGTCCTGCTCTGTCGCTTGATGGCGCGCTTGATGGCTTTGGCGAGCTCTGCCTTAAACGTCACCAGCACACGGTCGTAGTTCAGCAGCAGTGCCGGCCTCAAGAATGGGTCCGCTTGCTGCTTACTGGTGCCGTATTCCTGAGCAATCGCCGCGTGAATAACATGGCTCAGCTTGCGGCGACTCTTTGAGCCATCACCCGCGGTTTCGGTGACGCTTTTCTTGGTAGCGCCTACGTGGATATCGACAGCCCTGCTGCGGCCGCGCCGCGGCTTACTGGAGCTGATGACAATGGCCTGGCGAAGATCGCCGCTATCTTCACCGGCGCCGATGGCCGCCGATATCTGAACCGGCTCCATGGCCTTGCGACCAGCGGAGCGAAGCGTTTTAACGCCGGTCTCAGCGCCCAGGCTAATCAGTTGCTTTTCCAGGTCATCCAGGCCGCTTACATAGAGCCGTTTATTGGCCATCCGGCGTGATCTCTTCGCAGAGGCAGATCAGAGACTCGCGCTTTCCATCAGGATCAATGGGCGTCGCTTTCAACTGGAAATAGCGATCACCGTGCTTGATCCGCATGGCGGAGTGGATGAACGGGCCGATCTTGTACCGAATACGCACGTTGATAGGAGAGGTGACGGCCACATGATCATTCGCCCAACGTTCGCGGCCGGTGGTCTGCCGGACCTCGGCCCATACGGTCAGCGGCGAACCATTAACGACAACATCCTCCCAGCTATCGGTATCCGGGTAGCCGTTATCGGATTCACCGCCTGCCAACTGCTGGAACGTCACTCGGGTGTTAAGTGGACCTGCGCGCATACGCCCTCCGTTTATCCGATACGGTGGATTTTGTAAGGATCGAGCAGCGCATGAACGCCCATCGGCAGTTCGCTGGAGATCGTACCGATCACCACGGATTCACGGTTGGCATACAGGTGCCCGATGATCAGCAGCAGCGCACAGCGCACATCTGGTGGTAGATCTTCATCGGCGTAGCCCACGGTAGCGGTGATGGTAACGCTTTCCGGCTCATCGATGGTGTCGGGCCACTCGGTACCCCACTGCGGCGCCAGCGTTGGGTACAGCGGGCGAGTATCCAGGCGCAGTGGTGGAGCATTGAGGGTTTGCGTCTCCCCTTCCGGATCAACGTATTCGACGCTATCGACCGACTGAACCGGCGTCCATGGCAGTTCGACGGTGTTGCTGAGTCCCTTAATCGACTTTGGGAAGCAGCTGGCCAGGGTGGTGACGTAAAGCGTGCTGGCCGGGAAACCGTCGAGCACCAGGGTTTCGGTGCGGTCCACAAACGACCGCCCGGTCATATTCTCGGCTGTCTTGTACGCCGCCGCGATCAGCGCATCAAAGAGCGCATCTTCCTCAGCGAAGGTTTCGGCCCGGCAGTGAAGCCGAGCTTCAGCCTTGGTGATCATTTGTCACCGTCGCCCGATGCTTTGTCGCCGCCCTGCTCTGGAAGCTTCCCACCCTTCTTGGCTACTTTCAGATGCTCGATAGCGACTTCAGCACAGCGGTCGCTGACTTCTTGAACACCCTTCTCAATTTCGATGACGTTGTTTCCGCCTTCGGCAAACTTGAACGATTTTTCAACAGTAATGATTGGCATGGTCTAAATCTCCAAATCAGATAGATAAGCGGCTGAGGCCGAAGCCCCAGCCATTCACCGGTTAAACGCTCAGGGTAAGCACCTTGATCGCATTGGAGTCAGTGACCATGCCGCCAACGCGCTTGGTGGTGTAGAAACCCACGTTCGGCTTGTTGGTGTACGGATCGCGCAGCACGCGGGTACCGATACGGTCAACAATGGTGTAGCCGCGATTGTAGTTACCGAAGGTCATGGCGTTGGCGTCAGCTGCAACGGCCGGCACGTCTTCGTTCTCTGCAATGCCATATCCCAGCAGAGTAGACGGCTGATCCAGCTGCAGGCCCGGCTGCCAGATATAGGCGCCGTTGCCATCCTTCAAGGTACGAACCTTGCCAACGGTCAGCTGGGGCATCATGAACCGAGCACCCCGACGGTAACCGGCTTTCAGGCTATAGATCAGATTAATCAGATCGTCAGCATCGAAGTCCCCAGCCACACCGGAGTGCACCTTCTGGATTTCACCAAAGGTGCGGGTTGCATCCGGGTTGGTGGACAGGGTGTATGCCAGAATACCCTTCGGCTTGTTGGTGCCGTTGCCTGACATGAATGCAGCACCTTCCTGCTGAGCGAACTCATAGGCGACTTCGTCAGTCAGCCACGCTTCAGCATCGAAGAACATGTCGTCGAGGCTGGTCTGGGTTGCCTGCGGGTTGGCGTAGATTTCACCCATAAAGGCGACGATCTGCGCCAGGGTCGGGGTACCGGTCGCGGAGCGGGCTGCGGTTTCACCGACCCAGCCTGACGCGGCGCCACCCAGGTTAACCAGTTTCTTGTAGTCGCTGGTGGAGATGCTGATCTGGTTGCACAACTGACGCATCGGCGACATGTCGCGCTCGACTTCGATCAGGGTGCGGTCCAGCTCTTCCGGCACGGCATAGCCACCATCTGCATCGGTACCGATGCTGAGCGCCTTCTGTTCCAGTTCGCGCAGACCGTCCTCAGTGCCTTTACGGATGAAGGTACCGAAAGCAGCTTTGTGTTCGACGACTTCCTTGCTCTTGGCACCGGTTACACCAGGGCGCTTCAGAGCGGCTAATTCATCCTCGAGCTGTTTCTTGTAGGTTTCGTACTCAGACAGCTTTTCGTTCAGGGAGTCGACGGTGCCGGCCAGCTTGGACTTTTCAGCCTCAATGCCTTCCAGGCGTTTGTCGTTTTTGGATTTGAACTCGTCGAACTTTTTGCCGAACTCTTCAGCAACCTGTTCGATATCTTTCAATTCAACAGCCATGATGGTGTCCTCGCGTTAGATGCGGTTAATCAGTGATTTCAGGGATTGCAGTGCTTTCTCTTGCTCCGCATCTCGCGGCGCTATTGCGGCGTAACCCTTGGCCATAAAGGCCTGGGCTTGCGCCTTGCTGAACCCTACCTCTCGCAGGGTTCGCTCAACGTCGGATGGGCGCGGCGTCTCGCCACGCTCCAGCGCACTTTTGACGTTGGAGATTCGAGCTTCATCGTTGGATGGGAAGGTGACCAGGGAGACCTCCCAGAGGTCGATATCTTTAAGCAGCCAGGCGTCTTTGGCGCTGTCGTACTCCGAGTCGTTGATCATGTAGCCAATGGAAAGGCCCCCAAGGCTGCCAGCCTTCATGTGAGCATGGGCGCGTTTCGCCAGAGGGTCGTCATCAATGAGCAGCAGACCTTTGACATAGAGGCCGTGTTCATCCTCTTTCATCTCGGTGTAGACGCCGATTGGCTCCTGCATGTTGTGTTGCCACAGCAGCGCAGGGAGTCGGCCTTTTTCACTCCAGCTGTCCAGCGTGTTCTTAAATGCGCCGCGAACGACGATGTCGTCGTGACTGTCTTTGTTACCGAAGACGGATCCATAGCCTTCGAACTCACCATTTTCGCTGACGGCCTTGATGGTCAGCGGGACGTCAAGACGCTTAGTTGCCAGCATTGGTGCTCTCCGGTTTTGTGGTCATGTTCGTTGGAGTCAGGTAAATGTCGCCGCCTGCCCGCGGATTGAGGTCTTCCATGTCGCGGCACTCGTTGGGGCTGAGAATGCCCCACTGAATCCCGCGTCCGTACGATTCGTAGCGGGTCTTTTGGTCACCACGAAGCAGCGCCCCGGCGTTGAATTTCGCGTAATGGGTTGCCCTGTCTTTTGGCTCAAGCAGGCCAATGCGAACCCGGTGTTCAATGCGCGTCAGATAAGGCACCAGCGAGTAGCTCACAAAGCTCATGGACTGGTGCTCAATGTTGCTGAAGGTGGCCCGGTCAAGGTTGGCGATCATGTGCGGCGGCACGCGGTAGATGGCGCAGATCTCGTCACGCTGGTATTTGCGTGTTTCCAGGAACTGGCTGTCTTCCTGGTTGAGCGCGATCGGCTTCCAGTCCAGCCCCATTTCCAGAATCATCGGCTTGTGTGCGTTGGTCAGCCCGGTCTGGTTATCGTTGAACTGCTCTTTCAGGCGCTCGAAGGCTTTGTCTTCAAGCTTTTGCTCAGTCTGCAGAACACCACTTGTTACCGCTCCGTTCTTGAACAGGCGTGCGCCGTGCTCTTCGGTAGCCAGGCCCAGGGCGATTGCCTGCCGTGCATAAGCCACCGGGTTCAGCCCGGTCAGCCCGTCGAGTGTCAGTGTGCGGACGTGCCATATCTTTTCCTGAGAGAACGTGTCGGTTGTACCGTCACGAAAGGTGACCTGGTAACTGACGGACCAGTCATCGTTCAGCTTCGGCTTTACGGCGCCAGGATCGATAGGCAACAGCTCTTTAACCTTGCCCATGACGGTGACTTTGTAGGCGTAGAAATTGCCGCGCAGGCCAAGGCATGCGATCACGAGCTCCCAGAATTCCTGGGATGTCATGTACCCGTTCGGCGCGATGGCAAGAAGCTCGTACAGGGGATGATCGACCGCAGGGCGGCGCATATCGCCGGCGTCGCTCATCAGCTTGCATGGCAGCATGCCGACTGACTCTGAAAGCACCCTGATACAGGCGAACACAGTCACAAGCTGCATCGCTGACTGCGGTGTTACCCGGCGTCCGGTGAACGATTCCGCACCGACGCCCAGGTAGGCAGCCAGCTTTTCGGGCGTGTCGATGACGTCAGACTTTCGCCCGAATAGCTTGTTGAATATGCCCATTAAAGCGTCCTGATTCCGTGTTCGGCGATGTGGTCGGAGAGGGATGGATCTGTCGGGGCATCGCTGTTGATTGCCCTGCCCAGCGCCATGAGGATCGCGACGATGCCGTCGATCTTGTTCTCGTTGCGCTCTTTTCGGGGATAGATGTTTTCTTTCGCGTCGGTCTTGGCGACCACGTTGCTGGCCATCCAGGTGAGCACTGGATCTTCCGAGTGCACGAAGCGCTTGCCGGTAATGGCGGCTTCCATCTCCCGCATTGGCGGGCTCATGTTCTGAACGGTGTTGCGGTACTCGACTATCTCGGCGCCGTCCTTCATCAACTGGTGCGCCAGCTGGGTGGCACGCCATGGATCGTATGGCACTTCGATAATCTGGAACAAGCTGGCGAGGTCTTTGACCTCTTCGCGGATCTGATCGAAATCGATCTCCTCGCCATCGGTGATGGTGAGGTGTCCGCTGTTCTGCCAGGTCTCATAAGCAGCCCGGTTATTCCCGGCACGCTCGATGGCACCTTCCGGCAGATAGTGCCGACAGAAGACAATCCACTTGTCCTTCCCGGTTTCCGTTTGGTCTCGGAATAGCAGCGCCACATCGGCAATGTCGGTTTTACTCGCCAGATCTATCGCGGCCCAGCACTCGCGCCCAACGAACTGATCGAGCGTCAGGCTTCCATCACCGCAGCTATGCCAGTCGGCCATGTTGAGCCAAGCCGTTCGCGCGCTGACCCAGACGTTCAGGTGTTTGGTCAGGAATGCGTTGGTTCGACTCGGATACCGGATGGCATCGCGCTGCTGCTTCAGCAGGAATTCATCGAATACCGAAACGCCGTAGTTCGGGTTTGCCTTCCGGAGTATCGACGGATCTTGCCAGTCATCGTCAGGGTCGATGGTGTAGATGATGGCGAACAGTTCATCGTTCGGCATCACACCGTCGAGCATCTGCTGCGCCTGGCGCCGCTTGTCGTAACAAGGCCCGGCCAGGTTAAACCCGGCAGTGGTGATGATGAACATCAGACCCTGCTCACGGGCGCCCATGCCGGTCAGCATGGTGTCGTATTGCTCGGGCGTATCGTGTTCGTGGTATTCGTCAATCAGCGCACAACTTGGAGAACTACCGTCGCCCGGGTTACCGATCAGCGGCTCAAAGCGCGATCCATCGGCAGGGCTGCTGATGTTCTTCGCCATGATCTCGATGCCGGCCGCCTGGCGTAACGCCGGTGTTTTCTCGAGCATCAGCTTGGCGGGCCTGAACACCTCCCAGGCTTGTTTCTCGGTGGTGGCTCCGCAGTACACCTCAGCGCCGTATTCACCATCAGCGCAGAACATGTAGTTGCCAACCACCGCGGCTATCACGGACTTGCCGTTCTTTCGCGGGATCTCGCAGTAGGCTTCAGTGAACCGGCGCAGGCCTGACTTCTTCCTGAGCCAACCAAACACGCAACTGAAGATGAACAGCTGCCAGGGTTCGAGCTTTATCCGTTCCTGCTTCTGCGCCCACTTGCCTTTTGTGTGCGGGAGAAGCTGACCAAATACAGCCACCTTCTCGGCTGCATCCTTGTCGAACCGGTACGGGTAGTTCTTCGCCTTCGACTTCTTCAGGTCATCGATGTGACGCTGGCAAGCCTGCCTTACTTCCTTACAGGCCAGGATTCGGCCAGCCACCACATCACGGGCGTACTTGTTTGCCGCATTGACGTTTGGGTAGCTGGCCATCGCATCTCACTTATCCCTTCTTTTTCCCAAGCAGCGCGGCAAATGGGTTTTCTTCTTCGGCACCGGGAACAGCAAGTCGCGCACGACTGGCCGGATCCAGCCCGAGCGCTGAACCGAACATCGCCATTTGTTTGAGCGACTCGTTGATCACCGTCGCAGCGGGGTTCTTTACTGGCCCCCCGGTAGCGCCTTCAACAACCGGGCCTTCTTTCGCGTAGTGCTCTTCCGCATCACGCCAGCGACTGTAAGCTGAACAAAAGGCCTCCAGATTATGGAGATCCGTGGCCGTCAAAATCTTTGAGCCGACCAGCCACTCAGCCAGGTGTTCCCATGCTTCGGCGCCTCTTTCGCTCAACCAGCAGGGAGCAACCGGAACTTTCTTGAGAGCATCCACTTTGGGCTCATCCTTGTTCGTGGAACGCTTGCCGGCGTTGCCCTGCAGCAGCTTGAGCTCCGTCGGTTTTGGCTTTCTTCCGCGTGTCATAGATGAGAACCATTCGCGCCGGATTTAATTTTCAATTTCGCGGCGATAAAAATTCGACTTGGGCGGCGGTGTCCGAGCTCACAACTCTCAGAGATTTACCCCGCCCCTCCCCTATGCACCAGGGTGGTGCTTATCGGACGGCTTGGCCTTTGTCCGCCCCACTTTCACACCGCGGTCGATCATGGCCTTCACTTTCGTCCAGTTCGGATCGAGCCCGGTCAGCCTGGCGGTGATGATCACGCCGTATATGTACCACCTCAACCACCAGGAGATGCGCACCTCAAGAACCAGCTTGCTTGCGGCCATGGGCTGCTTCCTTCTGGGTCTTGGCGTCGTGGCACGGCTTGCAGATCGCCTCCAGGTTGTGGTCGTCGTCGGTGCCGCCTGATTGTTTGTTGATGATGTGGTCAACATGAACCGCGGGGGTTGTTCTGCCTGCTCGCTTGCACGGCTGGCACAGCCACCTGTCCCGCTTCATGATCGCGTCTCGCTTGCGGCGCCAAGGACGGCCTCCACGGCCTGAACCTTTACGACTGGCGAACGGCTTATGCAGGTGTTCGTGCTCTTCGCAGTAGCCGTGTGCGGCGGTTGTCTTGCCTGAGCATGCTGGCGCTCGGCACGGGCGTGGTGGTTTACTCGGCATTACCCCACTCCTTAACGCTCACTCGGTCAGCATTGCACTCTTGGAAGAACTGCTCGGCAGCGGCGATGTACTCTCCATACGTGGGCCGAGGTCTGGTAACGGTAGCGGATCCGTCCAGATTCTCGGGACTGGTTCCCGTCGAACCTGAGGCACGGTCTCTGAACCGAAACAGCCGGAGAGCAGCAGACTGAGGAATAGGAGTGTTGAGGCAGTCGTTATCCGACCTGGCCGCTGCCAACTGTTCAGCGAGCGCATCGGCTTCCTGCTCAATCCATTGGCGATCGCGAGCGGTCGCAGCCAGCATCTGATCTGTCTGATCATACCGCGCGCGCTCCTCTCGGATAGTGTTGCTCAGATGGGTGATTGCCTGGTTGGCCTGATTAAGGTCAGACGACAAGCTCACAGCTTTGTAGACAAAGAACCCGAGCCCAACAACAAGCGCAACAAAGATCGTTGTGATCGCAGTTCGGGCAGACACTACTCTGCGTCCATCTCGTTCGGATCAAGGCCCGCGTCATACATCTCAGCGCGGCGGGCATCTTCCCGGCGCTTGTAGTACCAGGTCATGAATGTGGTGATGCCAGCGAACAACACACCGAAAGCGCCGGCGTTATCGTTGAGCGCCTGAAGAAACCAGTCGCCTACAACCAAGGTACCTGACGCGAGATACGCAATGATCGCCCAGACCTTGGTGGCGATGGGCTCGATGTAACGGTCCAGATCCACCACTGGCTCCTTAGATTTTCGTGTTCGCATCATTCAGACCCGACAAGCACAGTTCGCGCTCTTCAGCGCGACGCTTCACCAGCCCTGGCAGTTTGATCCCCTTCGCATAGACCCAACGTGTCAGCTCGTTGCATGCGCCCCGATGATCTCCGGCATTCAGTTTCCGCAGCAAGGTGCTGCTTTTAAAAGCACCAGTGCCGACGTTGTAGGCAAAGGATGTATATGCCGCTTGTTCCTCATGCGATAGCGGGACAGCAACGCTGTTGCTTACCGCTAAACCAAACCGTATCGCTTCATCCAGCAGCAACGCATCGCATCGTTCAGGAGTCGTGGTATCGCCAATTTCTACCCCGTAGGTATAACCGAAGCAGATGGTAGGAACGCCAACAGGGTCTAAATACGCAACAGTGCGCATCCCCTCGAAGCTGGCTAATGCCGACAACACCAATGCCAGCCATGTCTTTTTGCTTGGACTGGTCATGATGAGCCTGTAATTGAAGATGGCACTCTCGCAGAGCCCGCGCCCAATCCACCGCTGTTGATGGCAGTTTCAAGAGTCATTCGTTTAGATGGCTGCGGGGATTCCTCGCACTTACGTTCATCAACAGAACAAAGTGGTCAAGGGTCAGTACAACATGCTGCACACATCCCCTTATCGCCGACTGAAAATGGCACGCATGCATGAGGTTTCAGGCAACAAAAAACCCCGCCGAGGCGAGGTTCTTTGGTTTGCGGTCACTAAGACCAAGATAACTGCAATGTAGCTTTCCCCCCGGAGATAATCAAGGGGTTTGCTGTATAAATTTACATGCTGTTCAAAAGTACAGTATTAACAGCTTCACCCCATCGCCAGAGCACCGGCGTTAAGCTCAGTTTTAATCGCCTCATAATCATCCAGCGCCAGGAGTTCGAGAGCGACGATCTCGCGCGCCTTGGTCAAGCGACCCTCGTAGGCCTTCAGCGTCAAGCCGAAGTGCGCAGCGATCTGTGGCTGGGTCCAGTCGCGATAATATTCGTTGGCCAGAATGGCTACGGTATAGCGATCGGGCACCTTTCCTTTCGCCAGTACAAATTGAAAACCGGAGCAACGAACACAGCAGTGATCATCATGAGCTACGCCGCGGCAGTCAGGACAAACGCTCGGGCGGCCAAACATGAAAATCGCCCGCTCGAACAGCGCATGCTGCTCACGAACAAAGAGGCTTTCATAGATCGCCTTATCGTTTGAGCGATCCATACCCGAACGCTCAGGAAGAAAGCCTTTGTGATCACGCCACACCTGGATTGAATTCGGCTGGTGCCAGCCTGCAGGATCCGGCCCCTGCCTGACCCAACCGACATAAACCTCGACCAGCTTATTGATCCGTGCTCGCAGTGATTCTTCGATCGCCATACTTCCTCCCCGTCCGCCTTAGGAATACTGATCAAGCACCCATTCATCCCAATCAAAATCGCATTCGTCATCGGTCCGACAGCACTCCACAACCTGCCCGCACTCAGGGCAGCAAGGCTCAAGAACCAAAACTTTTGTACCGGGCGGGAATCGCTTCGCATCGAGCGTAAGGATGTCCAAAAAGTCACCATCCATATCGCCCTCGCAGTACGTTCGCCACTGTGGCCGCATTTGGTCCGCGTTTTCACCGGCATAAAGGTCCGGCCTCATTTCGGCTTGCATCGTCTGGCTATGGCTCATCAGAACATCCTCAATCAATCTTGCTGCCAAGGTGCAGAGTTGATGACCTCAGCTTGCGGTTTTCCGACTCCAGTTCACTGTTCCGGCGGTCAAGGCTGTGCGCCAGTCGGGCTAGAATGTCGTTCGCCTGGTCTTCAGGGATCGGGTCGCCGTTCGGCATCTGCCACCCGAGCGCATTACAGGCCGCGCAGGTGTACTCATGGACGGCACCCTGCCCGACGCCACCATTGCAGCTGGTGCAGGGCTTCAGCCCCGGGTGTTTGATCACCAGGTCCGGCCCCACCTTCTTAGCGACTCGCGACATCGTTCAACCTCCGTTCCCGGGTGCCAAACAGCGCCAGCATGGCGGCATCGCGTTGATCCTCGTTACTGCGTCCGGTCCAGCCGGTGATACGGTTGAATAGAGCCGCGTCCTTCTTTGTCTGCTTTGCGTAACCACCCAAGGGCTTAATTGCCACGTAATCAGCGCCAGCTTGCTTCAAATAGGCCACAACCAGACGGCCAAGGCACTTCACGCGGCCGACATCCTGGCTGATCTTTTCGCGGATCTTCTGCTTCTGGACGGGGGTTAGTGGCTTTTTACCGAAATTCTTTGGGAACGTGGGCTTCGCCAGTTCAACGTCTTCAACAACGAACTTTGCGCCAGCCTCCACGTACTGATCGATCAGCGTCATCAACTCGAACAAATGCAACGCCTTCATATCGACAAGCTTGGCGCCATTGGCGATACCTACACCGCACTTCTCCTGGTCCGGATCAATCCCGATGGTCAGCATCCAGGGCGAACCTCTCTCACTTTGTAAACCGAGCATATTTCCTTCTTCGTGAACACCCGCAGCTCCGTCCAGTCCTCACCGTCACCCATATCAAGCTGTGCGCCTGCAAGATTCGGGCGCCAGCTGTTCGAAACCTTCATCGCCAAAAAGCGGAGTTCACGCTCCCAGTCCAACCAATGGAAAGTTTCAACCTCACAACGGTTCCGAACCTCCAACATCAACCGCGCCTTACTTGCCAACGTCGGCGTTAACACTACTACTAGGCGGTACTGATCCACGTTGGTGAATAGGTGCTGGCGCGTATCCATCGAGTGTGAGAAACGAGCGTAGCGCCACGCTTCTTTCCACTGTTCACGGGGTGACAACATCAGTCATACCCTCCAGCTCTTTCAGAATAACTTGCCCCGCTGCAGCGATATCAGCCTGCGACGACTCAGAAAGGTTCGTTGCCATCTCATGCAGCTGGCGCACCGGTATATGCAGGACCTCGCGGCACGTCGCCAGGTGATCAGTCAGCGCGCTGTGTTCCTCTGCATTCGCGAGGATCATCGCCAGTGTCATCGCGTTGTGTCGTTGCCGCTCAGTAATCAGTTCAGTTCTTTCCATTAGCCCGTTCCTCTCGTCGTATTCGACGCATACGCTCGCCGATATCCTTCTTCAGCGCCTCTGACTTGCCCTTTGCCCAACGTTCCATCCCATCCGGTGATCGCTTAAGCAGCGCCCTCGCTAAGCAATCACGACGATGACTCTCCTCGGCATCAAGACTGGCCACCACGTCACCCTCTACCAAAGATCGAATCAAAAGGATGCGCTGGCGCTTCTTTAAGCCTGGTCAGCTCAACAAGCGCATCAAGCCGTCGCTGATTGCATGGGGCGCAGATGTAGGCGATTCCCTTTCGAAGGGTTGCGTCACGAATCTCACCCATCGACTTGCGGCAAACCGTACACTTAATCTCTTTAGCCATCTCAATCACCCCAGCTCGTATCGTGAATATCCATCAACGCAGCAGACACTTGCCGGCGTGCTTCCCGTCGATCGACTGCTGGCGCAGCAGACCCGGCTGGCGGCGGCATTACACCGGTGTATCCGGTTGCATGGCGCTTCAGGTGGCGAATCAGCTTGTGCTCCCACTGAGACTGGGTGTGGGCTACCGCCTCGCCGTTCCAGTAGCTGCGAAACTCACCCAGGATCTCGTCCGCCTGGTCTGTCTCGATCTTGCTCAACACAACGCCAGCTGCCTGAGCTCGCTCGTAAAACCCGTCGCGCGGCACCCATTCGAAATGCATCTCGAAGCGTTCACGGCTATCCGACGCTTTCGGGAACGGCACCACAGCGCCAGCACTGCTCGGTTGGTCAAACAGGGCCTGCTCGTGATCAGGGAGTTGATCAGTGGGGATGTGATCAGGGTCGAACGCGCCAGCTGCGTCATGCTCGCCGGCGTCGTCGGGTTCAATGACTGATTCACTGATAGGTTCTGTGACTGGTTCTGGGGTCAGATCTTGACCGGGTCCCGGGCAGATGTTGACCGGGTGGGGGGCAGATTCTGACCGGGTAGGCTTTGAATTCTGACCGGGTTTATTCTTGACCGGGTCAGATTTTGACCGGGTCAGATTTGAGCTCTTACCCTTCGCGATAGTCAGCACATAACGGTTGCTGCTGCGTCCATCGTTGCGCTCTTTAATCTTGATAAAGCCATCATCAGCCAGCGCCTTGATATGAGACTTCACCGTGCTGCGGCCCATTTCGCACTGATCGGCCACATGTTGGTAAGAAGGCCAGCATTCGCCGTGATCGTTCGCGTTATCTGCCAGCTTGATCAATACCAGCTTACGGCCTGGGTTGCCGATGCGTGCCTGCAGCGCATCAACCATTAACTGCATACTCACCGGAACACCTCCGCACCGTGCCCGTAATGGCCGTTCCAAGTCGCCTTCATAGGCAACTCACCAGCCGTGTACATTTCAAAAAGACGCACAGCGCCAGCCTTCAACAGAACCGGGTAGCGGCTCTCCTGCTCTTCTTCGGTAATAGGGTGTCTGAAGTGACGGGTACGCTCCGCCACAAAACGATCCCGAAAGCGGCTATTCACGCGCCAGCCGAAGCCATCACGCCGGATCCAGCCTTTATCCGCCAGGTAGTTCTGGATCTTCTGGCAGTTCACGCCATTGAGTGATCGGGCAAAGTCCACGATCTTCATACCTTCCGCGAAGTAATCGCGCAGATGGGCGTTCTCAGCGCTCAGGCGGTCATGTTCAAGCGCCAGCTGTTCTCGCTGCTCAACCGCATCGGCCCAGGCGCGGGCGGCAGCAGCGGGGTTATTAAAGTCCGGCAGCTGCGGGCGGGATGCCTGCTCTTCGAGCTCCTGCCAGCGGTCAACGAGGCGGGCTGTAAATTCGGGCGAAAGCTGAGCGACGATAACGTGACTGTCACGCTTCCCTACGCTATAAACCGTGCCAGGGCGGCCGCCGGTACCCTTTTCCTCAGTCTGAGTAAAAGTGATCACGCCCCTCGCCCGCAGCGAATCCATCGTCCGCTTAACGTTGTCGTGACGAGAACCAAGCAACTCCGCTATCTCTCGGCTGCTCATCGTCAGGTGGGTGTTGTTCAGGTGCTGTATCTGGTTCATACTTACCTCAGCTCCAGCGTGAGTTATTGAAGCCCCGGTTGCCGCCAAGCATATGCCGGGGCTTCGTCGTTTCTGGGGTATCGATTACTTACCGCCCATGACGCGCACCTCCCTTACCTGGTTAATGCTCTCTGGTCTTAAGTTGGCTTCCGCCTTCACCCAGAAAGCCCCAGTGAAGGGGCTGAATAGGGCCGGTTACTCTTCTTCCGGCGATACGCTATCCGGTATCAGGTAGCCACCGGGTTCGCCCCGGGGTGCAGCTGCTGTCTGGTGGCTCAAACAGCAGCGCTATGTACGGCCTACCTCCTCACCTCCAGCTCACGACTGCAAATCGGATTACCGGCGAACCGGCACGGCCTCTCTGGGTTGTATTCGGTGTTACGCTGTTTTTATCTCGCGCTTACGCGCCCACTTGCAGGCAGTATTCAAAATTCCGAGCCCTTGAAACGTCTTATCTCCTGCCCTTCGGCGTTCCATCTTTCGGTGCTTGCGCTGGTTCTGCTTATCGTTCGCGTGAATCATCTTTCTCTCCCGTCTCAGCAACTGACTCAGAACACTCCGCGCGGCTCCTTTCTGCCTGCCCAGGCTCCGCATTTACCTGGGTGCTTAATGCCCTGATCACTTACCCCTCCGTTGTCGCCACCGGTGGAGGGAATCCGGCATATGAACGGGCGCTACCCCGCGGCTTGACGTTTATTCACCATCCACGCGCAACTGCACAGGGAGAGTCAGACCTGTTGCTAACGCTTCCGAACCGAACGCCCACGTGACGCCTCACCGCTCACTCGCTGTAAAATCGAGAACCTGCCGGCAGCGGCGCGCCTTCTCCTGCGCACCCTGGTGCGGCGAATACTTGCTGCCGTTTCGGCGCTGCCGGGTAAAGCGCTGCTGCCCGCCGCCGTAATACGGTAGGCTGAGAGAAACCCCGGGGATCTGCGCCAGTGCCGCCGCTACCGCCAAACCAATTCGACCTTTCATCGCCTATCCTCTTGCTGAATAAAAAGCCCCAGTACCAAGCACCAGGGAACTGCTTGGGCTTACTCGCCGTGAACGCCTGCAAACCGCGCCAGCGCATTCGCTGACGCCTCCATCATCGAAGCAGCCACCTTCCCGCCGCGCTGGCGCATAACCTCAGCGCCCTGACGGTTAAACGCGATCATGTCGTGAATATTCCGGGGCGGGGTCGGCTGATTAGTCAGTTCTCGCAGCTGATCCAGCGCCAGCTGCAACTGTTCCTGGTCGGAATCAATCACCGGTAACGGGTGCGCCAGCTCATCCACGCTCACTACCTCAAGATCGTCAGCAGCGAAGCCACCAATCGCCTCACCGGGCTCCGCGTCATCCGCACGTTCTTCAGTGGTTACAACGACATCGCGCAGGCCGGCCATCGCTGAAACCGTCTCGGTAAGCAGTAGCGGGGTTTCCTGTACCGGCTCGGTGCCGGATACCCAGGCTTCAAGGGTCGGCTCGTAATCGGCATCAGAGTGATCGATGGCGGGCTCACTGGTCGGTGCGACCTTGGCCTTGGGTCCGGCGCTAGCCGCGGTAAAATCAGCCGCCAGGTCGGCAGGTGTCTTAGATGCGCCAGCAGCAGCTGGAGCAGCCCGGCTCATACCCACCTGATCAGACGATGTATGGATCGATGCCTTATCGGCTGCAGCCAGCTGCTGACCGCCCGTTGCAGTCACATACCAGTTGGCCACCCCACCGATGAACGCGTTCTTGTTCGCCAGGCCTTTCTGGCGCAGCGACTTCAGCGTCCCGCCCAACGCCTGCAGCGTCGTGTGAGTCTGCTGTTTCTGGAAAAGATGCTGCGCTTCACACGGGCCGTGCTCTTCCAGCAGCTTCAGGGTCTGGGTTTGCGTAGCGTTCAGGTCGATCATCGTGCACCTACTGTATAAATTCACATGGACCTCAGCCGACTAAAAAAAACGGCTACCAGCGGCAATACTGGTAACCGTGGTCAGGCGGCGTTCCCTTTTGAACCGTTTTGAGAGGTGACCTTAGGCTCGGCGTCGATGATCTCTTTGAGTTGGTATTGACGCAGCAGCGGGATTTCTTCCGGCCACTGGCGTACCGCCTCATAGGTAATCCCTAGGGCTTTGGCCAATTCAGAGATGCCACCAAAATGTTCGATTGCTTCGGAGCGTGTCATGTCGTCCTCCAGTCACTATGCGGAGATTCAAGCATGCTTGAACTTAAAATACAAGCATGCTTCACAAGCGCACTTGTATATTCAGCCCATGAATACAGTTGATAGAATCCAAGAGCTCCTAACTCATCACGGCATACCAAAGCGCGGTATGCGGCGTGCGCTCGAGCGCACATGCGGGATCAGCTATCAGGCAGTGAGCCAGTGGTTTTCGGGCGAGACTACAAACATCAAAAACGAACACTTGGCGGCGATCGCCAAGGAGTACGGAAGCTCACTAGACTGGTTAATATCAGGCGTCGGTCCGATGATTACGGGCAAAGAATCTTCGAGCTTATTCCAGGTAGCTGAAGGCCACACCCAATTCGATGTAGAACCAACTTCTGAATGGATGACAGTAAGGGTGCCCGTCATGGATCAGGCATTTTCGGCTGGCCAGGGAGCAGCCGCTGAGCGCATTGAGGATTTCGTAGACGGCTATGAAGCCATCGACCAGGAGACCCTGGACCGCCTTCAGATACTTCCTGGCTGCGCAAGGGTGATAAAAATTAGAGGCGACTCGATGTGGCCAACGTTCTTCGACGGCGACAAAGTCATCGCTGACACAAATAGCGTCAAACTGATCAACCAGGGCGTGTTTGCTTTCGAGTTTGACGGCGACCTCAAGGTGAAACGCTTCTTTAAGCGCATCGACGGCAGCTGGCTGGTATCGAGTGATAACAAAGACGATCCGAGTTATCCAGACGAGGTTATAGCGCCGCACAATGCTATGCAGTTGCGAATAATTGCGCAGATCAAAGAACTGAGGTCGCGAGCCATATAAACCAAAGGAGTCAGGGATGGGCTTTCTCGTTTTTATCGCCGTTTTGTTGGGTATCGTTTTTCTGATCAGGCGCAGCTCAGCCCCTGGGCCTGGCGAAGTGCGGGAACAGTCAGGCTTCGTTACCGGAATGGGGATCGGGGCCATCGTTTTAGGAGTTATAGCGATAGCAACCGGCTGGGTTCCTTTTTTGGGCGTCGTAGCATTACCCATCGCTGGCTTTGGTATCGTAGTAGCACTGATTGGGCTGCTGGCTGGGATTAGGACTTCTTCCGTTGGAATGCCTGTTGCGGGCGTCATCCTTTGCGCGCTTCCGCTCGCGTGGCAGGGAATGTTCTTTGGGGCGATAACATCCAACGCCTACGATGATTACACGAAGCGGGCTGCAGCTTCGGCTCAAGCATCCACTGAAACCCCAGCAAAACAAGAACTCCCAAACAAGCAGAGCTACATCAACAACAGCCTTGAGCTCTACGGAATCTCATCATCCTATTACAACGCCAGTTCTGGCCTCCGAGTTCCAGGGGTCGACTTTAAAATCCGCAACAACGGCGACCACTCGCTAGATCGCGTCGAGGTCACATTCTACTTTCTCGACTCGGCCGGCCAGGTCGTGTTTGAAAAGAGCTACAACCCCGTTTTAGTTACGACCTATGGCAACGAGCCGCCATTGAAACCTGGCTATATCTGGCAGCAACAGACTGGAAAGTTTTACCGTGCTGACGGGGTTCCCAGCGAATGGGAAGAAGGCCTCGTCCGCACTGCAATAACGGATATCGAGTATTCAGAATGAAGGGGTTAGCCGAAGAGTTGCTTCTCCCCCTACTCCGGCCGATCTGCAGAATCATCGGGCATAAATGGAAGTACCAGTGCACCAATGAGCATGGAAAGGTTTTCAGGTGCTATCGCTGTAATCGGGTATGGACGACCGGAGACGGCGTTATCAGATAACCCCAATAGGCGCAGGATGCAGTCGTGCCGACAAGGAGAGCAAAACCATGAAGAAAGCCCTATCCGCCGCAATCATCGCGGCCTCACTCCTCGCAGCCACTCAGGCGCACGCCCTTCGAATAGACAAGCCGGGCGGCGGCTCAGTCCTGATCGATGCAGGCGACTCAATTACCAAGGTCCGCAATACCCTCGGGCGCCCTACCGCATGGGATACTGCCAAGGTCTGCAAAAGCCCTACCCGGTCGTCCTGTCGTGGCGATAAAGCCTGGGGGACTCGCTACCAGTACCAGGCCAACGGTCGCACCTACATCATCGATGAATACGACGGCATCGTTACCCAGGTTGAAGTCCTGAGATAACCCCTTTTCGCCCTCATCGAACCCGCCGAACTGGCGGGTTTTTTATTGCCTGCATAAATTTATACAAGCTTACTTGCATATCAAGTTAAAGCATGCTTTCATTAATTCAAGCTTACTTGAACTTTGAGGCATGCGGAGATGATCACAGAAACCAAAAACGGCTATGCCGCAGCAGGCTGGGAAGCTAGCCCAGGGAAGCTCTCAAACGGGCTGAACCTGACCAAAGCTGGCGCCATGGTCATGCTGATGACGTTCTGCGGATTCACCGCTAAAGAGATCGCCAAAGCTCGCGGGTGCAGCCCTAAAGCCATCAAGCAGATCAAAGCCGACGTCTACTTCAAAACCGGTACCGATAAAGCCATCAAGGCGATCAACAAGCTGCTCGATGAAGGCGCGCTACACCGCCTGCCGGTGATACTGCTCGCCGCGCTACTCGGCAGCGTCAGCATCACGTCGGCCAACGACCTCGACCACGATATCGAACGCCAGGGCCGCACACGCCGCACGACTCAACGGACCAAAACAGGCCGTCGCAACCGCTCTGCGGGCGCCAGCCTGGACCGCATGTTCTCGGACCTGGATTTCTGGCTCAGCGGTACCGCGGGTGACGTCTACACCTACGCCGATATGCGAGGTGCCGCATGAAGCCTGAAGAATTCACCCTGCTCGACGGCGTAGCCGTGCTGCTGCCCTACTTCGGCCTGATCACTGGGGTGCTACTCCTGGCCATGCTGCTGGCGCCCATCGTCGCCGGCCTGCAAGCCTGGCACAACGGCGAAAACGTCCGTGAGGCCGTCCGCATCTTCGTCCACGTCGAAATCTACCCGCTGCCGGGCATGACCAGCACCACCGGCCAAAAGCCAGCCAAGCGCCAGCACAGGAGCGCCAGCTAATGGGACGCGAACACGAACAGCGCCACCGCGTGCAAGTGCACCCCAAAGAGAACGGCTGCACCCGCTACCTGGTCACGCTCGGCGTCAACCACGCGTGGATCTACGGATACACCTCCGGCCACATAGTGCGCGATCCAGATGGAGTGCAGATCCATGAGGCCCCTATCGATAACTACCCCGCCGCAGAACTGGTAGCGGTCGGGCATCTGGAGGCGATGCGATGAGCGATCTCCCCCCCCCTTGCAGCGGACGCGCCAGCGCCAAAACCCCGCGGCATGGCAGCAGCAAAAGCCAAAGCACGGGAAATGGCCGCCCATGGCGCCAAGCCCTGGGACTGCCCTTATAAGGCTCAAGCCTGGCGATCTGTCTGGCTGAGTGAACTGGAACGCGCTCAACAGCTGAGTTTGATATAGGAATCGATGATGCTCTTCTTCAAAAACGCCACCTGGTACCGCTTCACACCCGATACCGACTTCAGCGCCGATAAGCTTGAACAGGCTCTGTCCGCCAAGCCCTTCACCCCGTGCAGCCGTCACGAACAGAAGCGCACTGGCTGGACCTCACCGACTCACGGCCTGACCGAAAGCCCTGTCTTCGCCAGCACCGGTTACCTGCTCATCTGCTTGCAGGTGGAAGAACGAATCCTGCCGGGCTCAGTGGTACGCGATGCCCTCAACGAGAAGGTCGAACAGATCGAGCACGACGAGGAGCGCAAGGTTTTCCGGAAGGAACGCGCCCAGCTTAAAGAGGAAGTGACCTTTGAGCTGCTGCCCCGAGCGTTTACCCGCCGCAAGCCGACCTGGGCACTGATCAGCGCTGAACACGGCTTTATCGTGGTCGACGCCAACAGAATGGCCAAGGCCGAGGCATTGCTGAGCGAACTGCGCGAAGCCCTGGGATCGCTCCGGGTACGCCTGCCGGAAGTCCAACGCTCACCAGGCGCCACTCTCTCGAGCTGGATCATCGACGGCAGCGACATCCCTACGCCGTTCCAGCTGGAACAGGAGTGCGAACTGCACGACACCCTCGCCGAGGATGCCGGCGTGATCAAGGTAAAGGGCCAAGACCTCACCAGCAACGAGATCCGCGCCCACATCGAGGGCGGAATGGAAGTCACCAAACTGGCCCTGTGCTGGGAGCAGCAACTGCGCTTCATCCTCAAAGACGATCTCACCCTTGCCCGCCTCAAACTGACCGACAAATACCGCGACCAGCAGGAAGAGCAATCACCCGAGGAAGAACTGGCCGCCCTGGATGCCGATGTGACCCAACTTGGCCTCGAATTCACACGCCTGATCCCGCAGCTGCTGGAGGCGTTTGGTGGGGAGATGGAGCGATGAAATTCTCAATGAACGGCTTTCGCCGCCAGCTTTCCGGCGATGTAGAGAAGCTTCGCGAGTACGTCGTCGATGCAATCAATGGCGAGGTCACTGATCAAGAAGACTTTGCCGACGCCATTAACGACGTTATCTGCAAGGTAAACGGCCTCAACTGCGTCTTTGTGAAAGATGACCCCGACTTCACGGATATGGGCGATATCGAAATTGACGTTGTTGATTTCGATGGCGAGATAGCCCGATGAACCGCCCTCTCAAGCCTGAGGAACTGCTCGAGTCGCCACCTCCCGAACGTTGCCGGGATACCAGTGACCTATTCAGCAGCTGCCCAACCTGCAACGACGGAATCTGCACCAGCGGGTGCACCAAAGGAAAAGCAGGCGCCGAAAATGAGCGCCAGCGGGAGGACGAATCATGATCCCAGCAAGTGCATACAACCAAGAGCGCAGCACTCGCAACGACCGCGCCATCAAGAACAACGCAGCCGCTATCGAGACGGATCTTAAAGCGTTTGACCTATCCGGTACCGAGATTGCCAGCAAGTACGGCATATCCGAAGGGAGAATCGCCAAGCTTGCTGACGCCCTAGGCATCAACATGGTCGAGCGCAGCAGTGAGCTGCGCAGACGGCGTAAGGCCAAGCAAGCCGCAGAAGATGACGCCAAGGTTCTCAGCGACCTAAAGCGCACCAAGAAGCCCGTGCACGTTATCGCGCAACACCGTGGCGTATCAGCCAACCGTGTCACTGCTGTGGCAAAGCGGCACGGCATCAATCTTAACGAGCGCAAGCAGGCGTCAGGCGAGCCAAAACCCGCCGAGAAGCTAACCGGTGCCCGCTACTGGCTGAGCAGGCCTTTCACTGCAAGTAATGGAGATGCGGCATGACCTCAGCAATTATCGGCATAAACCCGAAAACAAAGCACTGCGAAGTCGCTGGTGTTGACAACGAAGACACCCGAAACGAATGCGCAAAGCACGGATACATCACGGTTCTCGTGGCGCTTGATGTCGCCCGCGAGTCTTTCGGAAAAGAGATACCGGATATATATGCGCTCTTTGAAGGAGGTGCAGCATGAATACCATACTCGACGGACACGTAGGCGACGAGCAGGAGCATGTAGGCGGCAACTGTTCGGAAACTCCGAAGGGTTCGCTAGCAGTTGGCACCCGTGTCACCAGCCTTGAGCGCAACCGCACCGGCGTGATTGAAGGTCTGTGCGAGTACAAACCCGGGTGTTACCTGGTGAAGCCTGAAGCACCTACCGAAACCGAGGTGGCGTATCAGTCCCGCTGGATCTGCGCGTTTGACCAGGTGGAGATAGTTAGCGAGGTAGCGGCATGACCACGAACCACGAAGCAGCAATATACCTCGCCCTGGACGCCCTCCAGTTCGCTGACCGCATCAGCCCCGAATGGGATGCAGAGCGCCAGCTGAAGCACCTGCGTGAGCAGATCGGTATGGCGCGGAAGCATTTGGAAGGACCGTCGGCCGAGCAGCTGAAAGAGATCCAGGCCAAAGCCGTGATGGAGTTTGCCGGCGTTCCTGTCGGAGCCTTTGAGGCGAACTTCATTGAAACGCCTCACCTGACCATCGCTGAGCTTTATCAGTATGCACGCCACCACGTCCGCGACCACTACGGATATGAAGCTAAGTCGCTTGCCGATGAAATGGGCGAAGACTTTGCGCGGGAGTGCATGGGTAAGGAGGACGGCCAGTGAACGCAATCAACAACCACTTTGCCACCCAGTACGGCCTCCCTCTCAACGAGTACGACGACTATATCAACGTTGATCTGTTTGCCGGTGGCGGTGGCGCCAGCACTGGTCTGGAAATGGGGCTGGAGCGTCCGGTGCATATCGCCATCAACCACAACCCGGCAGCGATCAGCATGCACCAGGCGAACCACCCGGGATGCCTGCATCTGGAAACGGATGTTTGGGATGTTGACCCGGCAGAGGTGCTGGCTGGCCGCAAGATCGGCTGGTTTCACGCCTCACCGGACTGCACCCACCACAGCCAGGCCGCTGGCGGACAGCCGCGTAAAACCGAGATCCGCAACCTGTCGTGGGTCGTGACCAAATGGGCCGGCAAAACGCGCCCGCTCGTTATGAGCTTGGAGAACGTCAAGCAGATCCGCCAGTGGGGACCGCTGATCGCTAAACGCTGCAAGAAAACTGGTCGCGTGATGAAGCTGGATGGCTCAGTCGCAGATCCCGGCGAACGTGTGCCACGTAACGAGCAGTACCTGGTGCCGGATAAGAAGCGCCGGGGCAAAACGTGGCGCCGATTTCTTCGGACCCTGCAGCGGTTGGGCTACGACGTTGACCACCAACTGCTAAAGGCTTGCGACTACGGAGCACCCACCAGCCGTGAGCGCCTGTTTATGGTTTGCCGTTCCGATGATCAGCCCATCGAATGGCCGGAAGTCTCTCACGCAGCGAAGCCGAAAAAGGGCCAGAAGCCCTATCGCACTGCCGCTGAATGTATCGACTGGAGTATCCCGGGCCAAAGCATATTCAGCCGCAAGCGCTCTCTTGCTGACGCAACGATGCGCCGGATCGCTAAGGGCATTAAGCGAGAGGTGATCGACCGTGCCGAGCCGTTCCTTGTGCCTATCGCCAATTGGTCGCAGGAAACCGTTCACCCGGTAGATCAGCCGCTGAACACGATCACAGCCTGGCCGAAGGGTGGATCTTTTGCGGTGGCTAATGCAGCAGTCGTTCCCGTAACCCATCAGGGCAGCGATCGCATGCACAGCCTGAGCGACCCAATGCGAACCATAACAGCCGCCAGCCGTGGAGAATTGGCGCTGGCATCTGCCAGCCTGGTGAAATTCCGCTTCAACTCTGCAGGTGGACCGATAGATGAACCGCTGCCGACCATAACCAGTGGAGGAAATTGTAAGCGCCCAGCCGGTGCCGCTCATGCCATGGGCGTGGCAACTGCCTTTCTCGCTCAAGCGAATGGCGGATTCAACACCACGCACAGCAAGCCGCTCGATGGCCCGATGACAACAATCACCAACACCGGCAGTCAGCAGCAGCTTGTCGCCGCTCACCTGCTCCACCTTCGTGGAAACTGTGACGCCCGGGCGGTAGACGATCCGTTGCAGACCATCAGCGCCCGCGGCCAGCATCATGCACACGTTACAGCATTCCTCTCTCGCCAGTTCGGCGCCAGCGTCGGCCAAGCTGCAGATGAGCCGGCGCCGACAATCACGGCAGGCGGTGGCGGGAAAACCTCACTGGTTGAGCTAAAGCTGTCGCCTGAAGCGGAGGAAGGCGCCCTGCGCTGTGCGGCGTTCCTGATGCGTTACTACAGCGAAGGCGGGCAATGGGGAGAACTGGACGAGCCTCTGGATACGGTAACCACCAAAGACCGCTTGGCGCTGGTCACCGTGTGGATCAAAGGCGATCCCTACGTGATCGTTGATATCTGCCTGCGCATGCTCCAGCCCCACGAGCTGTACGCCGCTCAGGGTTTCCCGAGCAACTACATCATCACCCACGGCCACGACGGGCGGAAGTTCACCAAGTCCGAGCAGGTCCATATGTGCGGCAACTCAGTGAGCCCGCCGCCAATGGCCGCTATCGCCCGGGCAAACAACCCGTACCGAGTCGAACTAAAACAGGAAGTAGCAGCATGAAGGTTGAATCAACCACCGTCCGCAAACTGATGATCACGGAGATAGAAGCACTCGACCCTATCAGCGTGATCATCGAGAACCACGAACCCGGAAAGGGAAAGATCATCATCGAGTGCTATGGCGATGCCTGGTCGAGCTACTGGGGAGCAATGAGCGGTCAGAGTATTGAGCAGTTTTTCTTGCGGTGTGATGAACACTACCTCGCCAACAAGCTCAGCGCTATTAGCTCCACCATGGTGGCAGACACTGATGAGATCAGAAAGCGCATCAAAGCTGACATCGTAAAGATGCGGCGCCAAGGCGAGTTATCCAAAGAAGAAGCCGATCACTTTTACCGGCGCGCCGAAGATATTGAGATCGATAACAGCTACTGCAACGATCATTCCTTGGTTGAAGCTATTTGGGGCGAGGAGTGGTTTAGAGATCTCCATGAAGTACCCAACCCGAAATACGAATACCTGTGCCGAATAATCCGCACCGTTCAGATCGCTATACGTGAGACAGAAAGGGTGGCTGCATGACAGCGACACACTGGGACTGGCAGCGAGCCTGCCGAGAGATGAATCAGAGGCCCAGCGCCAGCAAGACCAACCAGGTGCAGTCCCAGCGCTGCCCCTATCCAGAATGCAACTGCCCTTTAGATATCGCGGACCCTAAGTTTTGTGCGCGTGGGCTGAAGCGGTGAGGAGGAAGGTATGAGCAAGATCTACTACAAGATGACGCTGGCACCCGCCGAAGAAGGCATGACCATTACGACCAAGAAGTTCGTTTCGATTCATGAGACGCCCTGCTTTCACTACTGCGTTCTGGAGCGCGACAGGGGATTCGCTGAACTGGTCATCAATGGCAAGCAGTACTCAGGAACGCCACTAACGCGCCTGAAAAAATGCCACATCAGGGTATTCCGCATCGACAAGGTGAACAGCCGCATCGCCTTCCCTACCGAACAGAAGGCCTATGAGCACCTGCTGTTCCTGAAGCGCAAGCACATAGCCAACATGAAGCGGGATATGGCACTGGTCACCGCTTTTCTGGAGGAGTCCGAAGGCAAGCAGCTGGATGACTTTGAAAAGAATGACTGGGGCTGGCCGTATGCACCTGGCACTCAGGATCTCGTTCACCAGCACTACGCATTCGATTGAGCGGAGGCCAGATGAGCAACGTAACCATGCATGTGAAGCTACCACCCACGCAAGCCGGAAAACTACTCCAGAAGAGCATGAAGCTCGAGAAGAAAGTGGCTGAACTGACCGACGAGATTGAGCGGCTTAAGCAGGAGTGTAACCGGCTTAAGGCCCGCGAGGATGCCATGTGTGATCTGCAATACGCCGAGGGAGCAAAGCGCGGTTTTGTATGGGGGCAGCATGACGATAATGCCGCGCTAGCCGCTTGTGTCGATGGTCGCATCCCGGAGGCCACCAGGCAGCTTAAAGTGCTGCGCGCCAGCGCTGAGGAGGTGAAGTCGTGAGCTGTGAATACGTCCAGAAATACTACAGCGTGCCAGCCTGCATCGGCCGGCGCGTTGAAGTCAGTGGCCGCCCCGGCGTTATTGCCCAGGACTGCGGTCACTACATCGGCGTGAATTTCGATACCGACAAGCCTGGTCAGATCAGTCCCTGCCACCCCACCTGGAAAGTTGAATATCTGGGTATTGGCAAGGTGCGGAAGATGACGCGAAGCCAGCAGCGCTACAAGCGATACCTCGAATACGGCGACTGCTTTGAAAACTTCCTCGACTTCTGCCGTTGGGATGCTGAGCCTGAGCATTCATGGAACAGGGGGTGAGCAATGGCTTTATCTGACGATTACATCGAATCCCTCTTCCAGGGCACGAACTTTGGCGAGCAAGTGAACGGAAGCATCGCAGAGAAGCGCAAGCTGCTCAGTAAGTCGCTACGAAACCAGCTGGATGGATATTGGTCTGGCCGCACTATCTACCAAATTATGGTGACTGGCGGGTTTCTACATGATGCGAAGTCGAGCGAAAAGAAGCGCCTCACCCAGCTTGGCGAGGCATTCCTGCAGGAGAGTCTGCCATGCAGCTAAACGAACACACAAAGCTGATCCTCGGCATGCCGAACTTCAAGTGCGCACCGATCGCTCACCGCCTGGTCAAGCTCGGGCATGAGATACCGCCGCGCTCAGAAGACGAACAGGCCTACGTCATCAACTGGATGCTGGAGCTGTACGAGCAGTACGGTAAAGGATGGAGCGAGCATGCAGAAAGAGTGCTTGCTGGGGAGGTGGAGTCGTGAACGAACTAATCGCACTTCTCGTTGAAGCTGATAAGCAGCTGCATGAACTGCAAATACTGGATCGCAACGGTACCGACGCTGATGAAGATGAGTACAGCAACGGCTACCGGGCGGGATTTGCCGAAGGCCAACAAAAAGGCATTAAGGAAGCGATGAAGCTGGTAGCTAGCCGTCTTGAGAAGACGCTTTGAGGCCGAAGAGTAACGCCACCCAGGCACCGGGCGGCAAGTGATCCCGATTAATGAACACCAGATAGAGGCGGAAACGAAATGGCAGAGTTAAGACCGACGACATGCAAAAACTGCGGATCACCGCGCCTTGCGCCCATGGATCGCGGCACATGTAGCTGCATGGGCGGACTCGCCGATGTCACGCCTGAGCAGTTTATTGCCCGGGCAAAATCATGGGGTGGGTTTGTGGTTTATAGCCCGGAACGCGACCGGTTTGTTGCGGCCAGTATCGATGAATTGCCCGAATATTTCCCGGGCGGCAAGTAGAAGAGGAAGCCGATATGGATAACCGAGTTTTTAACGTGAATGGCTCTGGCGATGAAATGCTAAAAGCCGCGCTATCCCTGGCATTTAAACAGGAAGGCGAGCGAACAACCTGCAAATCATGGATGCAGACCAAAAAACACGGACTCGTTCTTTTGTGGTGCGCTGGTGAAGGTGACAGCGATCTGCCGGTACCGCTTGATAGTGAGTCTGTATTCCCGCTCGTGAGGCAGTGGCTTGACGGTGAGTTCGCCCAGGATGTTGAGCCAAGCGAGTGGTGCGACGACATGGACCATGATGGGGATAACTCGAATGGTTGGCAGGTTTACTGTGAAGCCTGGGGGCATGTTGCAGACAACCATTATGCGATCTGCGGAATCAAGCCGGCTTACATGTGGCATGGCAAGTAGAAGAGGATTACCACCATGGCTGAGAAGTTGATGCCGCTGCACAAGTGGCGGAAAGAACGGTTCACCACCCCGCCGGCTGCAGCCACGGCAAGGCGCTGGGCCGAGAATGGCGACATTCCGGCTAAACTGATCTGCGGGAAGTGGTACGTGAAAGTTGAGCAGGAGCTACTGGAAACCGGTGACGATCTGGTTGATCAGGTATTGAAGGCGGGTTGATATGGCAGCGAGAAAGCGGAGTCGTCAGAAGCGCGACCTGGAAGCCAATCTCTATGAGACTGGCGGCTACTACCGGTACAAGCACCCACAGACCGGGAAGTTTCACGGCATGGGTAAAGACAAGTCAGCGGCCAACGCGGCCGCTCGCAAGCTCAACGCCATGCTGCTGAAGCCGAACGATCATGTCAGTCGCGTGATGGCAACGGATGCCGTTCTATTCTCCGTACTGGTTACCAGGTATCGCAACGAGTACCTGCCGACCAAGAAGCTGAAGCAAACCACGATGGACGAAACCGGCTACCGACTCAACCGACTAAACAAGGATCTCGGTCACCTGCAGGTCTGCGACATGTCGATTCGCCAGCTGGCTGAGTACCTGGACGACTCTTTCAAAAACAACGCCTACACCAAACACCGCGGCCTGCTGTCCGATATCTTCAAATTCGGGATCACCAAGGGCCTGGCCGAAAGCAATCTGGCAGAAGAGACCTTGGCCAAAGCCGCTGATGAAAAAGAGCGTCTGCCGCTCAGCAAGAAATGGTTCGACCAGATCTACGCCAACGCCGATGAGTGGCTGCAGGTTGCCATGGACTTCGCCTTGATTTCTCTGCAGCGCCGATCCGATGTGTGCGCAGCGCGGTTTGAGGATATCGAGGGAGGTTACTTAAAGCTGGTGCAGCAGAAGACAGAGAAATTCGGCGTGCGTGCCCACCTGCGTATCGAGATCGGCCCGTCGCTGGAAAAGGTGTTCAAGCGAAGCCGTGCGTCTGGTATCGCCAGCCCGTACATCATTCACCGCCGGCCAAAGCGGATCCGTGAAAGCAAAGACACGACGCACTGGAGCCAGGTGCGGCCGGAGATATTCAGCAAGGAGTTCGCCAAGGCCCGAGATAAGGTGCCGGAGATCGCCAAGCTACCAGCAGCCAAACGCCCTACTGTTCACGAAATCAGAGCGCTAGGTGGTCACCTGTATCTTGAGGCAGGGTTTAGCGAGGAGTATGTGCAGACCCTGATGGGTCACAGCACTGCAGCGATGACAGCGGACTACACAGACCGGCACCTGGAGTGGACGACATGCGGTGCCGGACTGAAAATCTGA